ACTCGGCGCGTATTGGGCTTTATATAGACCCCCTCCCGGTGTCCCCTGCCGGACGCTACCAGGGACGCCCGCCGCCCCATGGGTTCCCGCTTCCCTGGTTTAACGCTGACTTTTAATGGCCTGCGGCAGTGGTCAAGGGAATGTGTGATAACGGTTATTCAGCCAGAACATATGTATCTATGGAACAAACTTCAGTTTTCTTTATAGATCGGTGTACATATTAAACAAACACAGTCATTTTATATTGTACATGTTATACAATTTACACTATTTAAGCTATTTCCATGCTCTTTTGTCCGCCCTCTGCGTACTTTTTAGGGTCTCTGATCTGTTACAGCTCCGGCTTTTCCATCTCTGGAAGCTCAAGCGCCGCCCTGTGCTTATCCGCGATCTGCTGCGCTGTCTGGTGTGGTATGCCATCCTGCTGTGACGTCTGCACTGGTGCTGTCTCCGCCATTCCATAAGCTGCTTTTGCAACAAAAATCAAATTGGCATTTGTACCGGGCTGATTGTTCAACCTATTGACTGTGCAATTCTTGCAGATATCGAACCATTTTTTAACCGTGGTGCCATGCGATGAGCTTGTTCTATAGTCCCCGCGCATCCAATCACTAAACGTTGACCGGTTAATATTAACTAAAAAGCTAAATACTTCTAATGTCGGTAACACATTGTATTTACTGCATATCCTGACAAATATATTAAATATATTATCTAATAACTCTATATCATCATTACTCGGTTTAGGTATTCTATCTGCAATATAAAAGATCATATCAACAAAACTATCAGCAACAGTAGCTTTATATTCTTTCTGTGTATCAAATTCTTCTGGAGTTACTTGTAACACAGTGTTTATATATTCATCCACAAGTCTATATATATCATTCTCATACACTTCTATCCCCTGTTCTGTTACTGTTGTATTACTCTTTTTCACTGTATCACCTCCAAAAATTGAAATAAAAAAAGACGACAAAAACACGCTTGCAGATACACTCTGGGACCTTTCTAAATCCCTTTCTTCTTTCCGATCTGCTCGGTTTTAATCGTCTTAAATAGTCTTATTATTCTTATTGCCTTTCGGCTTATTCAATTGTTAATTCTGTTTTATCATACTTTTATATCACTGTCAACAGTCTATTTAATTTTATTTTTACCGTTGTATTACTCTTATTAAATCTATATATCTATACGGTACTGTATAGCATATATATTTAATAAACTCTAGGTCTTTAGAATTTTGGAGGGGATTATAAATACAGTTATTATATATTTATACATCTTGTAATACGGCCGTTTTCCGGCGTATAACGCACAAAAAGCCAGACCTTCCGGCACCTTGTCCGGCGTGATCTGGCTGCTAAATTCTTATTCTTTTCGCGCTCTGGCTACCGCTCCCCTCCTGAGTTCCGTCGCCTGTCGTTGATTTTATTTTATCCACATCTTTTTTAAAAATCAAGTCCCAAAATAAAAAAATTTTTGCTTGACAACTTCGACAGTTTTATGATAAATGTATTTTAACAACTTCGGCGGCGGGGTTGTTCCCCCTCACTTATTACGCCGCCAGAATAAGAAAACAAAAGCCCCCGGGATTATCTCTCAGGGGCTTATTTTGCGTCTTTCCAAAATGGAAATATTAAAATTTGCACTTATTCAGTACTATTTCAAGTTTACATTCAATTACCTCAGTAATTGTTGCCTAAATAATACTATAGATCAGATGAAAAAGCAAGGATTGTTTAAATTATCACAATCTGCAATTACTTTCATTCCTCGATCTAAATATTTCACCTGAACATCATTAAATCTTCGCTTTCCCTTATCAATTATATGGTCTTTGTGAATTGTGTAAACAGTTCCGGGCGTTTCTACTGTAGCCGGTGCATAAGCACACATGTCAAGCGCTATTTCCTGCGCTGGCAGAACATCGACAGTCTTTACATCGTCAATTCTTATCAAGTCCTCATGCCGTCCCAGACTTGGAAATGTCCGGGGATTTAAGATTTTCCTGTAGATTACATCAACTTCTTTCTGATTTTCCGGCATAATATGCAATCTCAGGTCCAGATCAGACACCATATTTTCATAAATTGGCGTATTGACCCAGCCTACAAACGAATCCCCGGATTTTACCCTGACTGGAAAGCGCTGTTTAAATTCTTCTGTTTCTGATCCTGCGACAGCTCCGCCACGCCACCTCATGCAGATTTCCGGCTTGTTCATGACTCCGTTTCCGGCTACGGATATTTTCATATCATGCCAGCTATCCCACCGACAAAGAAAATGAACCATCCCAGCAACTGTAGAAAAAGGCGGAAGCGGGTATGTTTCGCCCCGCTTGCCATTCCATCCCGGCATTGAAAACCGGGCGGCGTCCATATGCCCTTGTATCATTACTGCTTTCATGCGTTCATTTCCTTATCTGCTCGAAATCCTTCAAGAATATCATTGTATAAAATTTCTGGTATTTCTTCCTCCATGAGTGGCTTTCTTTCTTCGAGTTCTGCGTCAAGGCTTGCGTCGATGTCTGCAAGCGCCTGCTCTCTGTTGAATCCCATTTCTACAGCTGCACTCAATAAATCAATTGTTTTCTTCATTTCTCTTTCCTCCCTGTTTTTATTTCCAGCGCTTTACAATGTCCCCATCGTAATGATCTGGTGCGCCTTCGTCTGGGTTGACGCTTTCCAGAACGTAAAACTCCGTCCTGTGTTTCCGACTTATTTTTTTAAAACATTATATAGGACTCTCCGTCTCCGCCATACTCGTTAGCTGCCTCTTCTGCCTCTTCCAGGCTGGAATAAACACCAATTGTTTCATAACTTGGTGTTTCGACAACTTCGATTTTCATCGGGGTTGTTTCCAAGGTGTCCACGAAGTCCGTCTGTACGAACTCGTTTTTGTCCTCGTCAAACTCGAACTCGTTTTCCTCAATCACATATTCCTCAACTGAGTAAAACGTCATATTGTGATTTTCAAACTTGCTGACGCTTGTCTTACGTTTTGCAAGTTCCTTTTTAGCCTCTTCCAGATCGTCAAACGTTTTTATGTATTCGGGATCCGGATCCAAAGCTGTACATCCTTCTTTAATCTCCTTTCTATTTTGGCGGTTAAATTCCGCCGTTCTTTTCACCAAATCATATTTTATCATGTTCCTATTCCTCCTCTTCCATATCAAGCCAAATTTCACACTGTTCGCCGTCCTCCTCGTAGCTGACAACCTCGCCAGCTTCCAGGCGTTCCCGCCAGTTTTCCGGGATGTAAATACAGTTTCCCGGAAAGAACTGGTTGTTGCGTTTCTCATTGACTAAATATTCCATTTTGCCCTCCTTACGTCCTCTGCTTTGCATTGTTTTTAATCAATCCCGGTAACCTTAACCCGGGTCTGTAAAATGTCCTCTGCGGATTCCAGAATCTCAAAATCCACGATATACTCCTCGCCATCCTGATATACTGCAATCGCCCCGGACTCCAATAATTCTTCGCCGTCCCCGTTCCCGTCCCAGAGCTGGCCGAAGAAATATTCTTTTCCTGCTTCGATTGTGTCCTCTGTTCCGAGGATGTATGACAATGTGTTTAATTTCATTTTTGTTCCGACTCCTCTCCGCCCCTCCTGGGGCTACATGATTGTTTTTTTTATTTTTCTCAACATAATCTACAAGTTACCGAGGCGACCGCCCCAGCCCGACCGGGCTATTTGATGTGCTTTCTTTAACTGTCTTAATTATATTCTAATATTAGAATAATGTCAATAGTTTTTTAATAATATTTTATTTTTTCTGCATCTGTTGGCTCAACCTCGATCACGTCGCCCGGCTGCATTTTTAACATGATGCAAATTTTATTGAGTGTTTCTAATGTAATGCTTTTCCCTGCTTTTATATTCTGTGCTGTCTGTGCCGGCAATAACCTTTCTTTTTGTATGCGGGTCTGGTTGTATCCTTTCTTTTTTAATTCCGCAAAAACATCTATTTTATATTTTACCATTTATTTTCCTCCTGTCCGTTTTGCTTCTATATATAATGTAACATTTCTCTTTAATTTCGTCAATAAAAAATATTCTAATTTTTGAATAAAATAGTATTGACATTATTCTAATTTTAGAGTATTATATAATCATCAACAGAGAACAAACAACCCGGACACAAAGCCGGAGGAAAGAGAGGAAAAAGGATATGAATAAAATCAGAAGAAAGAGATTGGCTGAGGCACTTGATCTGATCTCGCAAGCTAAAGACATTTTAGAAGAAGTTAAAGATGAAGAACAGGACGCATTCGATAATCTGCCAGAAAGTTTCCAGTATAGTGAGCGTGGCGAACAGATGGAAGAGTATATTTCAGATATCGAAGAAGCATTTGATAACTTAGAAGAAGCTGAAGGGCTTATTTCAGAAATTTAAGAAAAGAGGTAATAGACATGACAAAGAAACAATATAAACGATACGTAATGAAGACGCTTAGGACATTTAAAGCGAAATATGTACCTGATAAAAAAAATGATGACTGATAGAATTAGCGTTCCAAAGTGGGGAACCGTTATTCTAGTAGGGCCTCATAAGGGCGAAGTATTAAGAAGTTATGAACAGGCATGGAACACCATAGATGCGGCAATAAACGGATAGCCGAAACGGTCAGAAATGACCGTCCACCGGAACCGTCCTCCCGGTGCTGATGATGGCAGGGCAGAAAGGAAAACAACCATGAAAAAGTTAATTATCGCGGCAATGATCGCCGCACTCACCCACGCACCACAGAACGCCAATATTTACACGATGCCGGGCGTATATCACAGCAAAACCCAGACAGTAACCGACATCCGCGGCGAAGAATGGGGATTTGACGCAAGACTAAAAAATAACACACCGGTGGTCATTACGTTCGAAAGTCGCGGTACTTATGACATGAAAGACGATGTTGTTTTGAGTCTCAGGAGGGTTAAAAAATGAGATATAACATCTATCTGGGACAGATTGAAAAGGCCCGCACAAAAAGAAAACTGGCGAAGCTCCTGGACCTGATCGGAAACGACTTCGCCGGGATTAACTCCCGACAGTATGAAGAACTGAAGTTCTTGATTCTTTACAAGCTGGCATCATAAAAAAATAAGAAAGGAAGCCCCGTCATAACAGGGGCAAAGGTAAAAAACAATGACTAATAAATATACAAAGTATTTAAGTTGGGCGGTGTTCGCAATGATCGACCGCAGTACACAAGACGACCACAGAAGCAAAATAAGCGTTGCTGGTTTATTTGCTTATCCGGTAAATGCAGAGGACTTTAGAAAAACGCTTCCAAGTGAACACGAGTGGTACATACTTGATCTTGACCGCTTAGAACGTTTCGAAGAATTTTACAACTATATACAGGATATAAACAAACAATATGGTGATTATGCAATATTCCATATTAATGACGGGGGATTTACCGTTGATGAATTAAATTGTTTTCGCTCTATCCTTGATCTTTGGACAGATGCAAAAATCAAATAATTCCTTCCGGTGGCGGTCAAGCCGTAGCCCCAACGCAACCGCCGGATTTCAAAAAAAATAAAAAAGAGAGGTAAATGAACTATGAAAAACACAATGTTTTTAGCTCCTGAACAGGAGCAGAAAATGAAAGATGCGATGCTGGCACTCGACAGCCTGACATATAACACAATGTGTTATGGTTGCAAAGCACTTCACAAAACTTGTGACGGAACCACAAGCAAATTTTACGGCGGTTGCATCTACAGGGAGCCAAACGGCTTAAATGCAATATTTGGCTTTGCTCGATTTGTCCCGGAACTTATCAAAAATGAGGATTTTTCCTCATACGATGAGTTCCTGGAAGAACTGAGAAACAACCGCGCCGGCGTTGTTGATTGGCTCGAGTCCAGAACACGCGGCGAACACTTCAAAAATGAAGTGCTGACCGAGAAATACATTACAGCTTGCAAAAAGATTCTTGAAATTTTAAAGGAGGCGTAACAGCTATGACACAGAAAGAATTAAAAGAAATGTACATGAATATTATTAAAACAGAGGTCTGGGAAGATGAGTACATGCAAAATTTTGCAAAGAAAAATTGCGCTTATGTGGTTCAATTTTCAAATGGAGATATCGCAGATATTGAAAAACCATCTATAAAAAAGGACTTTTGTTTTGGTGCTGGCTCTTATGGTACTTGCACCAATGAAGAAATGAAAGACGCCGAAAACATGGCGGCATTAGCCCGAAAAAGTGAGCAATATTTTAGAGAACAAAATCTAAAAAAGATTGATTCTGATATAGAGGTTCTTGAAAAATGTTTGAGCGGTTATGAATACGAGTGTTATACATACACTCATTATATGGGGCAGCCAGATGACAGCAAACTAAAGGCTTTCACGGTGGTGAAAACCGGATATAACCCAGAATTTACCCCGATGCGTTGGATTAATTGCAAGGATATAAAAAAGCTGGGTGCGGACGATATCCAGAAAATTATTGACGGCTTTAAAGAAGTCAGAAAAGCATTTGAAAAACGGATTGACACATATTTAAAAAGATACGGAACAACAAAAGTAAATTCTTGGTCGTATATCTGCGATTAACAGGCCGGCAAGCGTACCGGGGAGCATTTCCCCGGCGGCCTTTTAAAATAAAATCAGGAGGATTAAAAACATGAAAAAATTAACATTGGTAGAATACGGATGCACGGGAACAGGCTACAGAAACGGCTCAGATGTGCCAAATTGTAGAGTTCGTGCAGAATTTGACACGCTGGACGGCCTGCGCGTTGTTGCAGATTTTGGCGGCTACCAGAGACGCGACGCAAATAAAAAAGGGTGCCCAGTGGTGCAGCCTAACGCGTTACATGTCGACGGCACATATTACGACGCTGAGGGATGCGGGCACTCTTATGAATATAGGCTTGCACAAAAGGGATTTGATTTTTCGCGCTTCGATTTCACAAGAACCGGAATTTTGGCATTTGTAAACGAGGTGACCGGGAAAAACTATACGGAAATCGAGTTTGCAAAAAGGATTTAGTTTTCAGGCGTAACGGTTCCCGCCGGGTTCGATTCCCGGCAACGCCTTTTATAACCCGGCTCCCATGGGTAAAGGGAAGAAAAGAGAAAAATGAGAAAATATAATTATTCAGAAATGGGCGATATCTGGCGCGATCATGCCCGGGAAATCGTCGAAAATGGTGTTTTTATCGCCGATGATGGTGGTAATTGGGATTTATGGGAATATAACGGGACTGTGTATAGTATTCCCGTCGAAGACTTCGGCTGCGGTGCGTCTGTCTGGTGCGACGTTAAAAACCTGAGACAGCATTTATACGGGCTTATGCATATTTGCGGCCGTTCTTCTCTTATTCCGAGTTGCTGGGGAAATGTTAATGCTGATTTTTTGGCATCACTTGGTATTTGTTAAATAGGGGGACGGTATTATGTCAAAAGCTAAAAGGGAAAAATTAGAACAGGCTGCGATTGAGATTTTAGCCGGGTCGATGGAATATATTGGAGAATATGACCAAATTTGTAAAGAAGCTGCAAGCCTTACAGATTCGGAACTATTGAATTTTTTAGAAAAATATTCTGATTTAGAGCAGTAAAGCGCTGCTCTTTTTATGGTGTCCTGCATCCGCTCCGGGCGGCGGTGGTTCGTGACCTGTGCCAGGACTTCACCGGGGTTTGTTCTCCGGTTTGATGCACATTGACAATTATATATATCTGTATCGGCTCCTATTTGACGTTTTAACGGCTCTTATCGTGATTCTGGTATATTTTATCACAAGTATATAAAGCTGTCTTAAATCTTCAAATATCGAATTAATAACAGGGATTGACGGCAGAGCATAACGGGGTTATTATTATTCTGTATAGTTGCCCGGTCTAGTCTTTATGTTTCCAGATTGTGCGAAGCTATGCGGGCTTTGTTTGTAATCGCTCCGGCGGTCTTGTTTCTGTACGCTTTAAGGCGTTTTGTTTGGGGTAGCTATGCCTTAAACACTTCTATAACGCCGTATTTGGCTTTTTAAGCGTGCTTTATGTGCTTTCTGTATATTTTACCACGGTTGCACGAAAAACGTTTTTAAACGTGTTTTACAACGTTATATTGGAATTGGTTTTGACTCTGGCTGTGTCTGGCGCTGGCTCGGTACTTCCGTAGCTGTTCCCGGTCCGCTCCCGGGTTATCCCCGGCGGGCTGTGTTTCTGGCTCTCTGTTTGGCTTTGGTCTGCCAGATCATGCCGAGCGATGGGGTTTCATAGGTTCCCTGTGGCGGTCTGTTCCTGATCGGCCGGAGGTTCCCGGGATGGTCCCGGGAGGGACAAAGGCACCAAGGAAATGTACGACAAGTCAGAAACAGCATCAAAACCAGATCGGTTTGAACTGGGAGAATCTGAAAAAAATCGCAGAAATCTGAAACTAATTCAGACCTGCGACTTTTTTTATTTTGTGCATTTTGTATATAAACTCCTACAACGTACCTCGGCGTGATGTAAATTTTTATTTCATTACATTCAATTCGTCTTTTTCAGTCGTATTCTTTCTTCTCGTGATATCAGAAATCTTATTCCTACGTCTTTTCTGCCGGCTCGTTTCCTTACTTCTGCGCTTCGCTGATTCTCTTCTGATGGTTCCCCTCCCTTCTCC